TCTATAATGCATTAAAGCATGGTAAATATGCTATTGCTAAATATTTAATGGATAATGGTGCAGATCCTCATCAAAGAGAAACAGTTGGTAAGATTGCTTTTAAGAAATCTTTATCAGAAGATCTTACTGAAGAAGATAAACGAGCACTTCCATATTTTAAAGCTCTCTATAGTGTTTGAGAAGAAAGTAGTGAAAATTAATGGCTAAACTTCCTTATTTCTGCAAGCAAGAGAAAGAATCTATCTTATTCTCAGCTAAAGGAAAAGAAATGGTAGCATACGTTCCAGAAAAGTATTTCGATAGAAATATTGCAGAACAAGAAGGCGACTATATTAATATCATGGGTATATTCAATTATACTGTTCAAGATATAGAAACTGGTAAGAATGATGGATTAAGAATGTTTAGATTCCCATCCATGTTTGCTACTAGACCTTATGAAGTTACTAAGGTTAAGAAACTTAAACTTACTACCAATAGCGATCCAGAAGATTATCGTATCCTTAGATATAGAGATGATGATCAAATCATCGTATCTACTAAAGTTATTCAATTCGTTGGTAACTGTGAAAAGATGCTTAACCTTTTCTTCATGCTTGGTTATGTAATTAATACAATCCCATATCAAAATATTCAAGATTTAGTTATTGAAAATATGGAAATAAATGGTTCTTCATATGGGATCAATAACCAAATGTTTGGCTTTGCAATTTCTGAAGTATGTAGAGCAAAGAATGATGAAAATAAACCTTTCCGTTTATCAGGCTCAAAAGATATGAATGCATATAAGTCCATGTCTCTTCGTAATGTATCTAGACTTATTTCTCCATATACAGCATTAATTTCTGAAGACTTTGATGAGTCTGTATTAGCTGCTATGATGAATGAAAATCCTAAAGATACACCATTAGAAGAGATTCTAGTAGGCCAAGAATAGCAGTCAAGCTAGAAGGCTCTAGAATAACATTATATTAAATCTGGGGGCCATTTTTTGCTATGTGTCCTAGTCATTATAGTGAATTATGATAATCCTTAGGTTCTATATATATAGAATCACTAATAATCATTGATTGTAATGATTTCAAATTATTAGTTTTTCGAAAAATTAATAACTTTTTTATTTAATGAAAAAGGAGGAACTCGATATGCCAGCTCCTGGTGTAACTACCATCATCGATGATCAGTCTGATATTCGTACCTTTACGGATATTGCTGAAGATACCACTGACCGTCCGATATTTATGGTCGTAAGTTCTGCTGATAAAGGTCCTGAAGAATGGAAACATAAAGTTTTCGGTAGTGAATTCTTTGATTTATACGGAAAAACTCCTTCTTACTCCAAACATGGTCAACCTTTAATCCAAGCTGCAAATATTATTAATGCTGGTGGCTACGTTACTTTCAAACGTATTGTTGCTACTGATGCTACTCTTGCAAATATTGGTGTAGTTGCAGAAGTTAAGAACGAAAAGAAACAAAAAACAAACGACAGTGGTCTTCCATTGTTTACAAACCCTACAACTAACAGACTTACTACAGATGCTAATACAAATGGTATTGCGAATATTCCTGTATTGGAAAACTTCGTTAAAGTTACTTATCGTTTGAAATCTGTTGCTTCTGATGGTAACGATATTAAAAAATTCGGTAAAATCTTGAAAAACGATTTCGGTCATAAACATGAAATCGGTGAAGATGACGAATATGTATTATTCTTGTTAGCTGACAATGGCCGTGGTGCTTCTAATAAATCCTTCCGTATTTATTCTGACACTACTAGCTCTCATCCAGTTTCCTATGTACGCTATTTCATCGACATCATCGAAAATGGTACTACATTAGAAACTCTTTCCTTCACAATGAATCCTGACGTTGTTGAAAGAGATAAAAATATGGCATTGTCTAATGCAATCCGTATGCAATCTAAACAACTTCGTGCTTTATTCTTTGATGCAGAATATGAAGCATTCGTTAACAACGTAGGTTACTTGATTGGTGATGATGATTTCAAATTTGCTGACGTATTGTTCGGTACTGATTTGAATGGTCGTGACTACAATAACTTATCTGTTGACGTTTCCGATGGTGTAAACCTTTCCAACGTTATGGGTATCAGATTACAAAACGGTTCCAATGGTTCCTTTGGTGATCGTCCTATTAACGCTAAAGAATATGAAGCAGAATTGATCAAAGCTTTCGACGGTTCTTACTCCGATGATATCTATGATTTGGACAACAACCGTATTGACTGTATTTTCGATGCTAACTATCCAAAACCAGTTAAACGTGCTATTGAACAATTAGCTGCATTCCGTGAAGACTTCGTATACTTCCGTGATATGGGTCTTAATGTAAACTCCATTGAAGAACTTCGTATTAAAGATTATGAAAACGCTAAGAATCGTTACTGTGCAACATACATGAACTCTTACGAAATTTATGATCCTTATACTAAGAAACAAATTCCTGTTACAGTTACTTATGACTTGACTCGTTTGTTTGTTAAACACTTCATCAATGGTCGTAACCGTCCATTCTGTGGTCAAAAATACGAAATCATTATTCCTAATGATTCCTATGTTGAAGGTACATTGAACTTTGCTCCTAAACATACTCCTTACGTTGACCAATTCAAAGAATTAGATGACATGCGTGTCAACTACTTATCTTTCTACAATGGCGACGTATTGACTATGAACTCTGAGTATACTTCTCAAACACGTTATACTCAATTATCTTGGATCAATAACGTTCTTGCAGTTCAACAAGTAATCAAAGCTATTCGTGAACTTTGTCCTAAGATTCGTTATAGCTTCCTTGATGGTGATGATTTGACTAAGTACAAGAAAGACGTAAACGATTTGATCGTTAACCGTTATTCTCACTTATTCTCTTCTTTCGAAATCGAATATGTATCCAATGCATTGTATAATTCCAATAAAATTATCTATGCTTGCTTGTACGTTAAATTCCGTAATTTCGTTCAAACAGAAATCTTCAAGATTATTGCGTTGGATTAATAGGAGGGTAATAAATAATGTCTAAAGAAACAGTAAACAATATTTTTGACAGTACCCTCGACCCTCGCGATGTAACCAAATATACATTGATGCGTGGTGTAACAGACTTCACAAATCTCCAACAATTTGATTTGTATGAAACTGGGTACTCCTTCTTGATCTGTCTTGATATTCCTAAATTCTTGACAGCTCTTAGAAGCCGTAACAACACTTATGATACATTGATCCGTAACTACCGTCATATCCTTGAATATGAATTCCGTGGTGCTCAAGGTATCGAAGATATCAGTGCAGAAACTAACCAACTTACAAATGGTATCACTGATCTCAACATCATTACAAAAACTACTGAACAAGGTGGTACTTCCTTCAGCATGAACTATTACGAACGTTCTGGTTCTTTGATTACTAAGGTTAACGAATTATTCATTCGTGGTGTAAAAGACCCTCGTACTCAATTCAAACGTTACAATGGTTTGCTTAAATATCCTGAATATACAGGTAAAGACAATGCTGGTCTTACAAAAGGTTACCAATCTGAAATCTTCCATTTCTTATTGATCGTAACTGATAACACTGGCTTGAATGTTGAAAAAGCATACATCCTTGCTTCTTGCCAACCAAACGTTGCTAATACTTCTATTTACAACGTAACTCGTGGTGAAATCAACTTCTCTGAAATTGCATTGCAATTCAATGGTTTCCCAATTCCTGGTCGAATTGTTAACCAACGTGCAGTGGAATTCTTGGATTTCATTAACAAACACACTTGCTTCGATGAAATGGAATTCGGATACAATATCCTTAACAAATCCTTGCATCCTGAAGCAGCTGTTGAAGTATATGCTGGTTCTTCTGACGCTACTGTGGCAGATTCTCCAACATATGATAGCATTGTTAACCTTAAATCTACAATCTAAGATTAATAACTCACAATCTATCCCTCTATACCGTTTCGGCGGTATAGAGGTTCTTTATGCCAAAGTGATTAAATAGTATCCCTGGTACATTAAGGTAATTATTGCTAAAATTGACATTTAATTTTTAGGAGGTACAAATCATTGGCTGATGATAACAAAAAAGGAAGACGTAATCCGAAACCCGATGAGTTACCTATCGTAAGCATGGATGTGAATAAAAAGATTGCAGGCAGTATCCAAGCTAACATCGATGACTTATATAAAAGCACATATTTTACTAATAATGATAATAGTAAATATATTGACACTGTAAAACGTAGAATGGATGATGACTTAGAAAGTCTCATCGATAAAGCTAAGTCCCATAATGGTGGGACTAATATGGCTGATCTTTATGCTAGAACTCTTGCTAGAAATGATAAAGATCAACTTAATGAAATCAGATCTGCATTAGAAGATGAAACAGTATTAGCAGATATAATGGATATCTACTCTCAGAATGCTCTTGTTAGAGATTTGGATAGAGAGATAGATACTGTTTGTAAGTATATGCCTAAATTAGATGAGGCATTAGATATTAAGAAAGATAACGTATTATCTGCAGATCATTTCAATGACGATGCTGTTCGTATTAATATTGAAAATGTAAGTGGTGCAACAGATAAAACTGATAGCGATAATAAGTCAGAAGCTGATGGATCAGACTTAGAATTATTTGCTAGAAAATATGACTTAGAAGCTTTTAGAAATGAATTATATTCTAAGACTGCTAAATATGGCGAACAATTTGTTTATATTGTTCCTTATAAAAAAGCTCTTGATAAATTAATGGCTAGAACAGATGGCGCATCCTTATTATCTGAAGAAGGTATCCTTACAGAAGATTCTGTAAATCAAGGTCTTCAATCTATTAATGAAACTTTGAGTTTTGCTTATTCTACTACTGATGAAGATAAGCTAAGCTCCTTTGGTGCTAAGAGTGTTTATAATCTAAATGAAGAGACTTTATCTAGTAAAGCTATTGATGGTTTAACTAATAACAATATTGAGTATTCTAATCTAGATATTGAAATAAACAAAACAGGAGTCATTCCTGGCATCATCGTAAAAGAAAATGGTTTGAGACGTATTTTCGAAGAAACAGCTGTTCTATTTGGTGAGGAGTCGCTTGGTTCTGCACGCAATGCTTACCTTTCTAACTCTCTTTATTTTAAAAATATCAATAAAAAATTAAAGAAAGCTGCTCAAGGTGGTACTCTTCAAGGACCTACTAGTCTTGCAGATGATGGTTTAAAAGACTTAAATGAACCTACAAAAGCTGATAATACTGGTGAACAATTAGAATTACCAGGTGCAGTATTTGAGATATTAGAACATGATAGAGTAAAACCTATCTATATCAATAACACTTGTTTAGGATATTACTATATTGAGATGAACGATCCTAATGGTGGTAATGCGGAAGAACAAATGACGTTTACTTCTACATTAGGTGGTATGAGACCTAGAAGAACTGCTAGAGAGAATGAAGCAAATGGCGGCACTTCTACTCAAGATAACGAAGTTCTTATGAAGATTGCTAGAAAGATCTCTCAAAGAATTGATAAGAAGTTTGTCAATGCTAACCAAGATTTAGCTAAAGAGATTTATACAGTATTGAAATATAATGCTGATAATAATGGTAAGACTACTAAACTTCGTATTAGCTTTATCCCACCATCTGATATTATTCATTCTTACTTCGAATTGAATAAGAAGACTCATCGTGGCGTATCTGATATTGTCAAATCCTTATTCCCAGCTAAGTTATATACTTGCTTATATATCTCTAATACAATTGCATTATTGACTCGTGGTTATGATAAACGATTGTATCATGTAAAACAAACAATCGATACAAATATCACATCCGTACTTCTTAATGTAATTAACCAAATTAAACGTTCTAACTTCAATCTACGTCAGATTGAAAATATGAATAATATCATGAACGTTACTGGTAGATTTAATGACTTAGTAATCCCTCAAAATGCTAATGGTGAATCTCCTGTAAGTTTTGAAATTATGCCTGGTCAAAACGTAGAAGTTAAAACAGAGTTTATGAATATGCTAGAAGAAATGGCAGTAAATCAAACTGGTGTTTCTCTAGAAATGGTAAATAGTAGGTATCAAGAATCTACAGCTACCCATCTTACTATGAGTAATTCTAGATTCCTTATTAAGGTTTATGCTAGACAAAAACTATATGAACCAATCTTATCTGCTATCTATACTAAGCTCTATCAATATGAATACAATACGAATTCTATTATCAAAGTAGAACTTCCTCCTCCAATCATGCTGAACTTTACTAATACTTCTCAAATCTTATCTATGTCTCAAGAGTTGATTCAAAACATTGTTCAAATGAAGTTTGGTACTACTCAAAATGAACAAGAAAAATTAGCATTCACATCTTTACTTATGGAATACTATTATGATTCATTCTTACCAATGGATAAGATTAATGAAATGGCTGATAAAGCTAAGGCTAAAACAGCTGCTGCCAAACCTTATGGCGGTGGAGCAGAAGGTGGAGCTGATATGGGTGGAGGCCAATATTAGTTCTAAATGATCCTTTTAACTAAATAATAATGAGAAAGCTAGTTTCTCGATTACAAAAAGATAGTGTTATATTAAAATAAACCTTTAAAGTGAGTTAATATTTATTTTTATTCTTATCATCTGAAAATCAGAAAAGTTAAATACATTATGACCTTTGTTATTGATTATCGATACTTAGGGTAATTAAAATATTAATTCATCTCTTCAGGACGTCTTACTTCAACTTAGATAGATTGTAAAGATTAGCATTTTTTCAAACCTTTTACTTTTCCAATGCAATTACTACAATTGATCTACATTCACATAAATCCTCTGTAAGTATTTTATTATTACACAACTAGCTTTTTCATATATCTTTGATATAATCAAAATCCCATTATAGAGGAATGGTATTAAATATTTAATAAATATTTGGTCACGAAATAAAAACTTGTTACAAAAACACAGGGATAGTTAGCCAACAAGTTTTAATAGTATTCTCATTGCCCCAAGTAATAGATAACAATACAACGTATAATAACAATACGTCGAAAATTTTATATAATACGCAAGTGGAAGAAAACTAGCTTAACTTGTGATGCTTGGTTATAAAGAAGATATTTTTTCTATTCTTAATATAGATATATTTCAATTATCTGATGATTTCAAGTGATAAAGTTACCGCTTGAAATATGTTTAATGTTATTTCATAAAAAAGAATATAGAAAACCGTACTTAAAATATATTATTTCTACTGTAAAAGTAAAGTATAGAGATATAGTATTTATATCGCAAAAACTACTATATCAAAAAAGAATTACAAACCCTGAAAGTAATTCGTACTACTATAAACACTTTTCTCAATTTTTACTGCACAAAAAGTTTTGGAGAAGGGATTATTTCCCTTCTCCAGCTTTTTGTGTCAATTCAACAACTTGTTTTAAATTAGGTCTATCTTGGATTAGCTGAAGTCTTCTTCTTTCTTCTCTTTCAATCTCTAATAGCTTTTGATTTATATCATGATCTGATAATTGAATCTCAACACAATCAGTTGCTATCTTTTTAAACAAAGGTTTCTTAGAAGCATAATAATGCTTTAATGTAGAAAACCCTACATCTACTATATCTATATATCTAGTATTATGAGCTCTAGTCCTACCAAATGTCTGTTTAGTTAATACTGGAGATTTGAATGGTTCATTAAGAACTATAGTAAGTTCTAATCCCTGGATATCTAGAGCAGCTCCTGCAGACTTTGTAGTAGTAAGAATGATTCTATTATTAAGCTCTCTATTCTTTAATTCTTTTGGGGATAGAGATGAGAATAGTCCTATATTAAGATGAGGATAATAGTATTTTATCCAGTAGTACGTTCTCATTATAGCATAATTAGTCCCTATATAAATTAAAACCTTTCCCTGAGGAGATACAGTTTGTTCTATCATAACTAATAAGATCTTTAGTATCTTATAATAATTCTCTTGGAATGTAAGGTATTCCGTATATTTAATCCTATCGAATCCATATCTATTAGTACAAGCAGATATATCTGTTGGTTTAGGATGAGAATTAAATAGCATAGATATATAACTTGTATGAGGATCTTTATCTTCATCAAATAAATCAATAGAAGGAACTGTCTTAAAAGCAGTTTGGTAAATTCTATTATTAAAGAAATCTGATTGAATAGGAGTAGCTGTTAGGTAATAAGTCTTAGCTACATCTGTAAAGAAGTCTATCATACAGATATTATCAAACCACAAATGTGCTTCATCATATATCTTAACTCCCACTTCTAATCTTTTAAATAAGGCTGATACCATATTCCAACCATATCTCTTAGCAAAAGATTTAATGGTACTATGAGAGCATAAGAAGAACTTAATCTTAGATACATCTTTCATACCATTGATTAGTTTAGCTATAGAGCTAACACCAGCTATTGTATAGATTTCATCATCTCTAAGATTAGTATATTCTTTAATCTTTTCTCTCCATTGATCAATCCAATCCAATGAAGAGGTGATCATCATTGTTCTCATAGAAAGATATGCGAAGGTCACTATAGCTACATATGTTTTACCTACACCAGTATTTAGATTTACTTGTAATTGAGCAGCTCTTTCATTTCTTTCATATGGAGGCATTCCTAAACAGAACTTAATAGCCTCTTTTTGTTTCTCATCTCTAGGGGTATATTTTAATTTAACCCCTTTAACCATAGCATATTTATCTGGGCACACTTTATGGAAGATATCTCTGCCAAAAGATCTTTCAATATAATATTGCTCCATACCAGATGGTAAATAAAGATCTTTATTCTCAGCATCATAATACATGCCTTTAGGTTCTAATCTATGGCATACCTTATTAAATACTGCAAACTTACGTTCTATAAACTCATTATCACCAGGTGTATAATCATGGATAATGGTTGTAGTATGACGCATTTCTATTTTACTATTTGAATTATTCATTATAATATTCTCCTTAAACTTAGATTACTATATCGTCTCATTTCTCATATTTATAGTATACAACTAAGTTTATGAATAAAAAAAGAAGGAGGAGTTTAATCCGCCTTCTTTTATTTTATACTATAGAAGATCTAATAGCCTTTTCAACTTCTTTAATAGTTCTATGATGAATCTCCAATGCAAGGAGAAGTTTTTGTCTATCAAGATCTAACTTCTTAGCTACCAACTTGATAAACTCTTTCTTATCTTCAGCAGTAAGAGAGATCTTAGTGTAAGTTACTTCTTTACCATTTGTATCAATGAATACAAAACGGTGATTATAAATGATTTGATGTAATAGTTTAGCATTATTGTAAAAGGTATCTGTGACTTTTGTATTTACTTTAAATACATGGTCTAGCTCACATAATAGCCCTTTTGCAGATAATGCCATAGATTGTTTTTCACAAAAGAAATTAAACATATTCTTCCTCATCTCCAAATACAAAATAACATCTAAATTTCGGCACTAGATTAAATGCCAATTTCATTTTTTGAAAATCTAATTTAACAATTTCTTTACAAGCTTTACTTAGAATATAATCCCTTTCAGAAGAGCTAATAGTCATTTCAGTGAATGCCATTCCATTAGGAAGTGGTTTCTCTAATGCAAGGATTTCATATATCTCTAATGCTATTCTAAAATAAGCCTCATCACCACGTCTTCTATGTTTAAGTGTGTTAGTATGATCATGAGGATCATTTCTATCATTAGAAGTATATTCTTTAGCTTTTTCAAAAGCTCTATGTATAGATGGAATAATAAGTTGATAGAAGCTTCTTACATCAGTAGCTTTTGCATTACCAACCCTACCATCTATTATTTCTTTATAAATCAATATTCTTACCCCTTTACTATTCTAATATCTGGAATCCAGAATCTTTTTACTTCTTCCCCATATACTAATTCTAACCAATACTTAATATATTCACCTATTGCATCTTTAGGTCTTTTGTATTTACTTTTCTTTTTGAACATCATCTCAGACCATATATAGTTTTCTAATTCTTTAGATTCTTCAGATAAGAGTTTATCTATTATTCTATAAAAACAAGGCCATTTGGTTTTAAAGAATTCAAAGAATTCTGGTTTGGATATTAGCTTAATTAATTCTTTACCATCATTTGTTTCATATGAAATAGAATCTAATAAGGTTAGATTTCTATATTGCTTCATACAACCATCTATCAATACTTGACCAACAAAATTGCATAAGCTAGTTAACCATATTTCTAAATTACATTTTTCATCACCTTCGAAACGATATTCTATATTTGTTGCTTCGGATAATAACCTATATTGAATAAGCTTTGCCATTTCATTAACATCACATACCTCATCACTTATTAGTATTCCCCTATCGTCGAACACAGCATAATTAAACATTTTATTTCCTCCTATTAAAATAAAATCTTCTCTTCTTAAATAAGTTCTCATAGTTATAGTATATAATTATAACAGAATTTTATTTGACATTTAGGTGAGATGGTATTATTATCCTTTGTTTAACAAATATAAAGCCTTTGTTAGATATTTAACTTTTAACTTGTTACTCTCCTTAAAAGTGAAATACCTCCTTAAAGAGTTTTCTTACTGCTCTTAGGACCGTCTGTAATCTGCACACTGTTATGGACAAACTTTTTCATTATAATACCTTAAAAATAACTATATACTACTTATACCTATAATACTTATAAAAAATAATACCATCTCATCTCTAGTCATTTATTTGACTAGAGAGTATTTTACTCTCAGTAACCCAGAAAAATACCTTTAAAAACAAAAAAATAAAGGCGGATATTAACCGCCAGGAATTGATCCACCTTTATTTTTTGAAGATCACTGACTAACGATTAGTATAATTCATCGTCATCATTATCTTCTTTTTCGATTTGACGGATTCGATCAAATTTGCGTTTGAACAAATCTTCTTCAGCTTTTTCACGAATTTCTTTACGGATTTTTTCTTCCGCTTTTTTTGCTTCGGCTTTCATTTTTGCCTCTGTCTTGATTTCATCGAAAGCACTATTAAGTTCTTTCTTATAATCAGACTCAAAGTTCTTGAATAAAGCTTTGCAGCTCATCACTACTGATTTCACACCAGCTAGAATACCATTAACGGTATCAGCGTATTTCAAGTATACGTTACATGCTGCTACCATTAATTTTTCATGTGACTCAAACTCAATATTTGCACCCTTATTAGAAATACCAGAATAAGTAAAGTGACCTGCACTATTACCTTCATGATACTTATTTGTAAGCTTTTCAGGATTGATACGACCCATGAAGTCGTATTTTTTCATCACCTTTGTTAATAAGGATACTTCTTTTTCGCTGAATTGAATATTGATTTTCATGATATTGCCTTCCTTTCATTTCATTTAATATGGCAAAATATAATATATGAATAGACTCTCACTGGTTCTATTCACTACTATAGTATACAACTGAAATAACGGAGTTTTACAAAAAATAATAGGGGTAGGGAAATTAATCCCTACCCCATATTTAGTATCACAGACATTTTACCATATATTTAGTCCAATTCAGTCTTTTCTTCATTTTTGAATGGAGCTAGGAATGCTTTTACATCTCTAGGAGCTTTCTTGCCTCTATGATCATGATTAAATGCTACAGGGCATTCACCTTTCTTAATCTTAGGCTTATTAACCTCGGCCCATACTTCATGTTGAGCATTAAGGAACTTCTTAGGTTTATCCATGAAGAATGGATCAAGAATACTAGGAGCGTTCTTTTTCTTATTCAATGGATAATATAATGCTTTAGCAAGCTTTTGATAATCTAAAGATACGATTACAGACTTATTATCAGTCAATG